CGGTATTTCATATGAGTATGAAGAAGTCCCCCATAACATATATTCTCAATTTAGATTATCAGAATCACAAGGTAAATTTTTTAATACTCAGATTTCAAAATCGTTTAAATACAAAAAAATAGATAAATAATTTTTTCCATATATTTATTTATATGGCGATAAGTAAAAAAATTATAAATAGTTTTTATCTTCAAGATGAGCTAAATCCTGATGTTTGGGATTTACCAAACGAACGATATATGGGTGATAAAGAAGCCCAAAATTATAAACTAAAACCATTAATCAGGGAACGCCTATTAAAAGTTGCCGAAATTTTTATCGACTATTTAGATACTGATCTTTTTATACAGGATATTATTTTTGTTGGGTCCTTAGTTGGATATAATTGGAGTGAGTTTTCAGATTTTGATTTACACATACTAATAGACTTAGATGAGGCGGGAGATGATAAAGAAATGTATGAAGAGTTGTTCAGGTTAAAAAAATCTATATTCAATGCCGCTCACGACATTTTTATCAAAGGATATGAAACAGAGCTTTATGTTCAAGATTTGAATGAAAAAAACGAAAGCCAAGGGATTTATTCAATAATGAATGATGAGTGGTTAAAAATACCAAAAAGAGAAGAGTTTAAAATCGACGAAAAAAAATTAAAAGGAAAAATTCAACAATGGATTGATATTATTGATGGTGTTTTAGAAAATGCTCAGGATGAAGATATTGAAGGGGCATTGAAGCTTGTAAAAAAATATAGAGAAAAACTTAGAAAGTATAGGACGTGTGGTTTGAAAAGAGAAGGTGAATATTCTTATGAAAATTTAGTTTTTAAATATTTAAGAAGAAATGGTTATATTGGAAAATTAGAAAACTTTAAAAATAAATTTGTAGATAAAAAATTGTCTCTAAAGTAATAAAATATAAAGAATAATATAAAATACAAATTAACCGTATATTTATATAAAAAAATATTTTATCACATAATTTGTGTAAATAATATATTAAATAACAAAAAAAAATAATATGGCAGATTTAAGACCACTTGGTAGCGAGAAATTACAAGGAATGGATAAAATTAGAAGAATTTTAGAAATTGCCCAATACAAAGAAACACCAAAACAAAATATTAATGAAAATTCATCTACTGATTATACAATTATGTTAGCGGATGGGTATACATATGGTATAGTTAAAGAAAGATCGGGATACATAATTAAAAAAGGTTTAAATGAGTCTAATTTAGATTACTCTGAAGCGATACCACAAAGAAAATATTTTAGATCTTATTCTGAAGCAATGAAAAAACTTAATTTGACTGCGGCCGAACTTAATAGAATTTATGAAAATGAGGAAGGTATTTCGTTAATTGGTGAACAGGCCGGTCAAAAAAAAAAGTTCGTACTAAAAGTACCTAAGAAGGGAGGTAATAGTACTCCTGATGTTGGTGGGTCAACCCCACCACCTGCACCACCTGCGCCACCTGCCATACCAGAACCAACAACACCCCCTCCTACAACACCTACAGTTGGAGATGTTGGTGATCCCGCAACAGATACTGGAGCGTTACCTGAATTAAATACAGACCCAATGGCAACACCTGATTTAGGAGTACCAACAGGGGAACCAACAGGGGAACCAACAGGGGAACCAACAGGGGAACCAACAGGGGAACCAACAGGAGATACGGGAATAACATCTGATTTAGGGGAACCAACAGGAGAACCTGAAGGTGGTGAAGAACCTATGGGTGATCAAACAGGAGAACCTGAAGGTGGCGAAGATTTAGATTTAGAAGGAGGATCAAGACAACCAAGTTTTAAATCTATTCAAAGATTGACAGGTAAATTAAGTCAAAGATTAAGAACCATAGAAAAAGAAAAAAGTTTAGAATCTGACGACATTAAATACGTTATAAACTCAATAATATCGGCATTAAATTTAGATAATTTAGAAGAAGATGATAGAGAAGACATTCTTTCTAAATTTGATGAAGATGAATCTGAATACGGAGCAGAGGGCGAAGGGGATCTTGATATGCCTTCAGAAGATAGTTTTGATATGGGAGGTCCCGAAGATATGGGAGAACCTATTGAAGAGCCAAAAGAGATGTATAATAAATTTAATGAATCTGTTGTTGAAAACGTTTTGGGTAAATATTTCAAGTATAAACCAAACGAAAAGAAAATATTAGAAGAAAAAAGAAAAAAGGAATTTTTAAAAAACCAATTAAAAAAAGCAGAAATAAAAAAAGAAATAAGACAAATGTCTGAAAGTGTTGAACAGATGCAGACATCATTTAAACTTTTAAAAGAAAATGCCAAATTTGTTGGGAAAACAAACAAAGAAAATTTAATTTTTATTAAAGACGGAAAACAAATTAAAGTAACACAAAGAGGATCAATTTTATGAAACTAGTATACATCAATGAATTAGGTCCAAACTATAAAGGAGATAATATATATGAATTTATTTTTTCAGACATGGACGATGTTTGGGGTGATGATTGGGATGCCGAACCGGCAGCAGGAAAACCTTTACCACCTAACATTGATTATATTGAAAAAGTTGGAGTTTTAAAAAATTCTGAAATAGAGTTAATTTTAATTCAAAATTCAGATTATTTTGGTGTTTACGACGCGATTGACGGGGTTATTTCTTTGGGTTGGGAAAATGCTAATAGTGATGATATACTAATACACAAAAGAAAACGATTGGTTTTTAACTATGGAGAAAGTGTAAAATCTATTGAAGATAAATTATATGAACGAGACATCGTATTAAATTGGGAAAAAAGTTTTGCTAAAAATGAAACACATTAATTATAAAATAGGCGCCTTACTACACGAAGGGTTTTCAATAAAAACTTTAGAAAATTTCAGTAATAAACAAATTGATTTATTATATGAAAAAATAAAAAAAGAAAAAGAGGTTGAGGAACAACTTGATACAGTTGTTAAAAAAGCGGATTTAGAAAAACCTGAAACCAGAGAGGCCATTAAAAAATTACCTCCCGGTACTAAAGTAACGATTGAAACTGAAGTCACTGAAAAGTCGGTCTCAAAACAACAACAAAAAGCCATGGGGATTGCCTTATCGGCAAAAAGAGGTGATATCCCTAAAAGTGAATTAAAAGGGGCATCTAAAGAAATGGTTAAAATGAGTGAAAAAAATTTGAAGGATTTTGCATCAACAAAACACAAGGGATTACCTGAAAAAAAGGAAACAAAAGAAACCGTAAAAAACCTTGAGGAAAGCATAATGAAATTGATTGAATCCAATTTACATCCTACGACAACAAAGGAGGAACTACTTAGAGTAATTAAAGGTCACAAAAGATAATGGATGTCTTTATCAAAAGAACAAGCACTTTTAGAATATGCCAAATGCGTAAATGACACACCATACGCACTTAAAACTTATTTACAAACATACGATAATACACAGTCTAAATACGTACCTTTAGAACTTTTCAACGACCAAGTAACATTAGTAAAAGATTATGATACTTGTGAAGAAAATATCGCATTAAAATATCGTCAGGCGGGTGTTTCGACAGTTACTTCTGCGTGGGCATCAAAAAGATTAGTTTTTGCTCGTAAAGAAAAACCTGAAAAAATCCTAATTATTGCAAACAAAATGGATACAGCTGTTGAGATGGCAAATAAAGTTCGTGCATTTGTTGAGCAATGGCCAAAATGGATGGGTGTTGGGTTTTCTGCTGAAAAAAATTCACAAAGACACTTTAAATTAACTAATGGTTGTGAAGTAAAGGCTGTTGCAACATCAAAAGATGCTTTACGTGGATATACCCCCACAATACTAATATTCGATGAAGCGGCTTACATTAATGCGGATGAAGATTTTTGGTCTGCTTGTATGGCATCCCTTTCAACAGGAGGTAAAGTTATCGTAATATCTACACCAAATGGATTCGATCCGATTTATTATTCAATTTACAGTCAGGCAATTAAAGGGATGAATGACTTTAGAATAACTGAAATGTATTGGTTTAGAGATCCAAGATACTCAAAAGATTTAAAACTTATTAAATGTAATGACATAGTGCATTACATGTTAAATAGGGCTGATTATAAAGATGATGAAATAACTTTAGATTATTCAGATATTAAAGTTTCTGATAGGGACTTTCAAGAAATAAAGGATAAAATTGAAAACCACGGTTATAAGGCATATAGTTCTTGGTTTGAGGCCATGGCCAAAAAACTAAAGTTTGATAAAAGAAAAATTTCACAGGAGTTAGAGTGTAACTTTTTAGGTTCGGGGGATAACGTAATACCACCTGAAACAATGAAATCGATTAAAGAAAACCACATTAAAGAACCTGAAAATAAATTAATGGGTGGTGCTCTTTGGCAATGGAAAGAACCGGTTACTGA